GAATTTTTCCGGGCGGGATGCCACAAGGAGAGCGGAATCCGGTGGGGGGTATGTGCCTCTAAGATTTTTCTACTATTTTAGGAAACAATATGTAATCTAAACTGTAAACAAAATATCCTTTAATTTCCCCTACGCCACATGGAGGAGTTCCCATTACTCACAGATGCAGACCAGGAACGGCTCGAAGCAGCCATCACCCAATCCACAGCTTTCAAATGGAAGCTCAACATCTTCAACTCTGGTCTAATCCCCCCGGAAGAACGCTGGCTCCAGTTCGCAGCGCACAAGGCATACGACAATCTCTCCAAGCGAGAGCTCCAGGTATTCAAACTCCGCTGTAAGATGATCTCATTTCCGCTGATAGGAGAGCAGTTATCCGTCTCCACATCTTCTGCTAAGACGTACTGGAGAAGGGCAATAATGAAGTGTGCGGTCTTATGGGAGTCATCCGATCCTGTATTAGTGGAGGAATAAATATGGCAAAAAAGAAACGAGGCAGACCTTTAATCAAGATGAACGCAGAGCAAGTCGAGGGACTTGCTGAGTTCGGATGCACCATGCTGGAGATAGCGAAGTTCTTCAAGTGTGATGAATCCACTGTCCGCAAGCGTTACAAGGAAGAGGTGGCCGCTGGTCGAGAAAAAATGCGAATAAAACTGCGTCAGATGCAGTTCAAACTCGCTGAAACATCCCCGGCAATGAGCATCTTTCTCGGCAAGAACATTTTAAACCAGAGTGATCGTCAGTCCATTGATTTGACGGGCAACTTAGAGACTGTACTCAAGGAGTGCGGTTACCAGGACAGCAGTATTGGCACGAAAAAAACGAATCCTGAACAAGACGAAATTCTGGAACCTAATACAATACCAGCCTATTCCTAACCAGCTTGCGGTGCATAACAGCCCCGCGAGATTCAGAATAAATATCCAAGGTAGGCGCAGTGGAAAATCCTTTTCTGCTGCACGGGAGATAGAGCCCTGGATATTAACACCCAAGACAAAGGGCTGGATAGTAGCTCCTAATTACGAGTTATGCGACAAGGTTGCCAGGATCGTCAAGGAAGATTTATTCTTGAAGCTGAGACTTCCTATTGAGACCAAGAAGGAGATCAGCGGTCAGTTATACTATTTCAAGATAGCTGGCCTCGGCTCCGAGGTCTGGATACGCTCGGCGGACAACCCGGACTCATTGGTGGGTGAAGGTTTGGATTGGCTGGTCATAGATGAGGCCGCCAAGATAAAGAAGATTATCTGGGAGCAGTATTTAAGACCCACTCTCTCCGACAGGCGAGGATGGACGCTTATGACAACTACGCCTATGGGTCACAACTGGATGTTTGACTTATGGCAGCGGGGCCAGGACAAGAATTTCCCTGAATGGGAATCCTGGCAGCACCCGTCATGGGATTCACCATATTTCAGGGAGAATTTAGATGACCTCAAAAAAACACTCACGAAAGAGACCTGGGAGCAGGAATACGGAGCGTCCTTCGTCTCATTTACAGGAAGATGCTACCCCTTCTCGCGGTACACGAATGTCATTAAGGGGCTCAAGTACAACCCTGACCTACCCACTTTCTGCTCAATCGATTTCGGCTTCAGGATGCCAGCCGTCGGATGGTTCCAGGTGGAAGAGCGGGAGCCTCGTGCTAGAGTTTATCAGATAGACGAGATTTGTTTTGAAGAGAATGTCAAGACAGAAGTTCTTGCAGACATGGTCTTAAAAAAGGGCTATCCTGTCCAGGCTTATTTCGGAGACCCAGCCGGAGCGGGTGTCCAGAGCTCGGGCCTGTCCGATATCCAGCAGTTTCTCCGCAAGGGAGTCCGGGTCCGCTACCGCACGGACAAGCTCTCCCGCAATATCGCCAATGGTGTATCTCATGTTCGCTCTTTCATAGAAGATGCCATCGGCGACAGCCATTTTTTCGTCTCAGATAAATGCAAGGGAGCAATCGAGTGTTACGAGAACTACCGCTACCCGGAGCACAGAACGGACCAGAGGCTAAAGGAAGAGCCTTTAAAAGATGGCAGAACTGATCACATGAACGACTGCTTGAGATACTTTTTCGTAAACCAATTTCCTATAAGAAGTAGAACTGCTGGAGTAATAGATTGGTGAACATACCTGATTTATCGACAGGTGCTGTACTAGCATCTTTAAAAAACAAGTTACAATACATTGAGGATTCTCGTGTTAAAGAGCGTGATTATCTGCTGGATTGGTACGAGGGTATCAACATAGACCAATACGTCAGATCGTATTTCGGCAGTGAGACGCTCAAGCAAATCCCCATCCTGTCTCAGAACATTACCCGGAGGGTATCTGCATTAAGGTCTATGACCTATAAGCGTCCGCCCAGGATGAGGGCATCCGATGCTTACACTGATGCAATAGACGTAGAGAGTCTCAATTCCAACCGCAGACTATTAGAAAGGCTGACTTTTCTTTTAGGCACAATGGCGATCCGATCAAAATGGAATGAGTTGACAGGAAAGATTGAATATGAGACCCTGAGCCAGTTTATGCCTCTTTTTCTGGCTGGGGACAGCCGGGATAAGCCAGTGGGCATTTGTTATCCTATAGAATATCAGGGCAATGCCAGAATAAATAAGCCCATGCATGCAGTCTGGACGGAGGACCGCCCCGGCTATCCCGGTCAGCATTATCTGTTAAACGAAGGCGGTAAGGTTGTAAGCGTACCTGGAAACGAAGAAAATATAAATCCATACGGCGTTCTGCCAGTTACTTTCACCCACAGATACCCGCCAATCAGGGATTTTCATTCTGTAGCAAACGCTATAGATGTAGCCCAAGTTGATCTTGCGGTGAATGTAGCCCAGGTGGAATTACAATTAGCCATCCGGTATTCTAGTCTTGGGATAAAGGTACTTTCCGGCGTAGATGACGCAAGCAGGGTTACCATCGGAACAGACAAGGTGCTTTTCATCCCCGAGGGAGCGGATTTCAAAGTGACTAACAGCGGGGGCAGTTTACAAGAGATTGTTCAATCAACAAGATTTCTGGTGGAGTCCACTTTAAATAATAATCATATCAGAGCCAAGTATGCCAGAGATGACGCGGGCAATGCGCCGTCGGCAGCGAGTTTGTCAATCTTGGAAATGGAGGCAAGGGATATTGCCACAGGCGAGAAAGAGGACACCTGGCGGCCCTGGGAGAATAGAAGGTATGCGGTTGACAAGGCGATTATCAAGACTGAGACAGGCGCAGATGTGGGCCCGGATTATTCAGTCGACTTCCTTGAGCCTAATTACGCACTGACTCCCGACACAGAAATCAGCCTGTGGACATGGAGATTTGAGCAGGGACTTGCGACCAAGCAGGATTATTTCGACTATTTGAATCCAGATGCGAGCCCAATCCAGCGTGAAGAGTTCCGGGCACAGCAGGAAGAAGTAACACAAGCAGAGGAACCGCAGAATAGATTATTAGCCCGCCTGGAAGGGTAAGCCGTGGAATATATCATTGACCAGGCGATCCAGGGTTATCAATCGCAGTTAGACGAGTCTACAAATGAGTTCATAGGCGATGTAGACGAATTACAGGATGAGGGTCTTTCCACAGAAGAGATGCTGGCGATCCTGGCAGCGTTTTCAATGGTAAACTACTGGTTTAAAGACCTCCAGATGCAAAGGGCGGTTGACATATACCTTGATGCTACGGGTTATCTTTTGGATGATATGTACAAGTTCGGCAAGGTCACTGAAACACAGCTTCTTGCCCTAAGAAGAATGCAGGAATCAGCAATCATTAACTACAGCCAGAGATTAGGCGAAGAAATTCGCCTGGGCCTTTCTGAAGGCATTGCTCAGGGGCTTAAAGGATCAGCACTGAGAGAGAGAATCGCATCAAAGCTGGCTTTAAACCCCGGCAGAATAGAAGGTGTGATCGGCACGGCCCTTGCCACTTATAACCGCAGTGTGACAAACATAATGCTGGACAGCCTTCCTGATGGTGAGAAATTATACTATCACGGCCCCTTAGACGACAAGACCAGGCCGATATGCAGGGTCATGCTTAGTGCCGGAGCCCTTACGAAGAAAGAAGTCGAGGTTAATTACCCAGGGGCACTCATTGACGGAGGAGGAATTAATTGCAGACATGATTGGCTGCCGACTCCCTCAGACAGGAAAGTAACCGTGTCTGCCAAAGAGCAGATAGCAGAGAATCCAGGCAAATTCGCCAAAGCAAAAACATTATTGGAGTACACCCGTGGCAGAGCTCAGTAGAATGCCGAGATTAGAGAAGATCATCCAATTCAGGACTTCTTTTCTGAAAATGCTCACTAAGACAGCCCGAGATATGCACGTTAGGCTTATTGTCCGCAAGTCCACCAACCCGGATGGCAAGAAATTCAAAAAACTAACAAGAGAATACAAGATAGAGAAGGCGCAGAAGTACAACAGCACCAAACCGAACCTTAGAGCGTCAGGATTGCTGTTTGACCAGTTTCAGCCTCATAAACCCGAGAAAATCGGCTCTGCTGGTAAAAGCGGGACCAATATCCTCCTTTCTTACGGCATAAAGGGAGGCGCAAGGCATCCCAGGAGGAAAGGAAGCATCCCGAGCTTCACTTTAATGGAATACCACCAGGATGGCACAAAGAATATGCCAGCCAGGGATATCGCAGGGGAGAAGGTGCTCCATAATGCCACCAGGGACAAGGTAGTAGAGCTTCTTGTAAACCAAATTGATAGAAATATAGAGGACGCACTTGCGCCCTTTAAAGCAGACCTAACACTATAGGAGGACAGTATGTCCAAAGACGAACAGACGCAGAGCGCGTCAGTGGCAAGCGAGCAGCCAGCAAATGCTCCAGAAGTGGCGAATGAAAGCCAGGATCAACCAGCACAGCCCAATGTTGGGGATTTGATTGCAGAAAGCAAGAAATACAGGGCCAGATCGCAAAAAGTGGAGGCGGAAAACGCCGATCTCAAGAAACAGATCGAGAGCAATCGGCAGAAGCAGTTGGAAGAGGAACAGCAATGGCAGACACTCGCTGAAGAGCGGGCGACCAGGATTGCCGAACTCGAACCGATTGTGGAACAGGCGAAACAGCAAGAAACTGAAATACGCCAGGAACTCCTCAGCGATTTTGATGACGAAGACCGTGCCACCTTTGGGGATTTGCCCATAAGCAAACTCCGGGCTGTACACGGTAAAATAATTAATACCAATCCCCGTGTCAATGTGGATTCATCTACTCCCAGTGCAAATGGAGGATACACCTCCGCGCTGGAATGGGTTACAAATGATCCAGTTGGCTATGAAAAGGCGAAGAGAGGTTCAGGCTCATTGAGCAAGTTCGGCAACATCTTCAATCCCAGTGGCGAAGGTTAACGGTAAAAGAGACCTGGTTTTTGGTTTAGACCATGATCCAGGCGACAGGCTGAACATGACATCCGATGAAGGGGGCTATCCAATAGCCACCAGAGACGGTAAGCATATAACCGCCACCGATTTCGTAGATGCCACTCAGGAGAATGTTGAGAAGCTGAACAGAGGCAAAACGCCGACTTCTATGAAACT